ATGCATTACGCTGTTGGCCAGCAAGTTTATGGCGGACACACTATTTCAGCAATATTGCACGATCAGGAAATAAACTCTTACAGTATATTTATAAAAAAAGGAGATGAGATCATGCCTTGGAAAAAGTTTAATTCAAACATGGCTATATCTGTTGAATACGATTTAGAATATTAATGAGAAGTTTGTATGACTTTATCATCAAACCTTTAGGTGATAGATATGAAAACGAAATAAAGCTTGGAAATAAAACTTTAGTTTTAAACACTAAAATAGAAAGTTTTAAATCTGTCAACAACCTAGCAGTCGTTGTAGAAACACCAAAAGCTTTTAAAACAAATATAAAAAAAGGAGATATAATAGTTATACATCACAATGTATTTAGAGTATTCTATGATATGAAAGGTGTTAAGAAAAACAGTAGGTCATACTTTAAAGATGATTTATATTTTTGCGCTATAGATCAAATATATTTGTATAAAAATACAGGAGATTGGAAATCATTTGGAGACAGATGCTTTGTAATGCCTTTAAAAAATAAAGACTCTCTAGAGCTCGATAAAGAGCAAAAGCTTATTGGTATATTAAAGTATGGTAATAAGTCCTTAGAAGCGCTTAAAATAACCCCAGGGGATGTAGTCGGCTTTACACCAAACAGTGAATGGGATTTTGTTATAGACAAGCAAAGAGTTTATTGTATGAAATCTAATGATATTGTAATTAAATATGAACACCAAGAAGACGAAGTTGAGTATAATCCAGGCTGGGCAAAAAGCGGTTGAAGAATTAATTAAAGTAGCAAAAGAAGCTATTGTAGATTCGGAAGACGACTTGACGGCGGATAAATTAAAGAACGCAGCGGCTACTAAAAAACTAGCTATATTTGATGCTTTTGAAATACTTGCACGTATTGAAGCTGAGGAAAATTTATTAAATGATAAACCAGTAGAATCTAAAGAAGAAAAATCTTTTAAAGGTTTTGCAGAAGGAAGGTCTAGGTAATGTACGAGCAAAGTTTATATACAATCTTAAAAGATTATGTAAAACCTAAAGTTCTAGATAGAAATAATAGGTACAAAAAATGGGAATACGGATACAATAAAGAACACGATTTTATTGTTATAAGTAAAACAGGGCAAGTAGGCGAGATATACGATATACAAGGATTAAAAATTGGTTTGCCAAAAAAAACTAATATTAAAACCTTTTCAAATAACAAATGGCAATATGCTGAATACCCTAAAGAATTAAAAAAAATTAAATCAGTATTTGACTGGGATGAATATCCTGTTCAATTTAAAGAAAAATGGTATGACTATATTGACACAGAGTTTAAAAGGCGCGAAGAAGGTTTTTGGTTTATTAATAAAGACAAGCCTACTTACATTACTGGTACTCACTACATGTACTTGCAGTGGTCCAAGATTGATGTTGGGCAGCCAGACTTTCGAGAATCGAATAGATTATTCTACATATTTTGGGAAGCCTGTAAGGCCGATGCAAGATGTTACGGAATGTGTTACCTTAAGAACAGAAGGTCGGGCTTCTCGTTCATGGCCTCAGGCGAGACTGTTAATCAAGCCACGATTTCTACAGACTCAAGATTTGGTATACTATCAAAATCTGGGCCAGACGCAAAGAAAATGTTTACTGATAAGGTCGTACCAATATCCGTTAATTACCCCTTTTTTTTCAAACCGATCCAAGACGGAATGGACCGCCCGAAGACGGAACTTGCGTATAGAGTCCCCGCGTCGAAATTTACCCGTAAGAAACTCGATTCCAACGAGAAGCTCGCAGAGATATCCGGTCTCGATACGACAATCGACTGGAAGAACACAGGTGATAACTCCTACGATGGTGAGAAACTTAAACTCCTCGTCCACGACGAAAGCGGTAAATGGGAACGTCCGACGAACATCCTCAACAACTGGAGGGTTACAAAAACGACATTAAGATTAGGTTCTAGAATTATAGGAAAATGTATGATGGGGTCAACCTCAAACGCATTAGATAAAGGAGGCGCTAATTACAAAAAGCTATATTATGACTCAGATGTCACTAGAAGAAACGCCAATGGACAGACTCGCTCAGGATTATATTCTTTGTTCATACCTATGGAATGGAATTACGAAGGATACATTGATTATTTTGGATTTCCTGTCTTCAACACGCCAAAGAAACCAATTGAAGGCACGAATGGGCAATTAATAGATTTAGGTGTTATTGATTATTGGCAAAATGAAGTTGATGGTTTAAAACAAGATCAAGACGGTTTAAATGAATTTTATCGTCAATTTCCAAGAACAGAAGAACATGCTTTTAGAGATGAAGCAAAACAATCTTTATTTAATCTGTCTAAGATATACGAACAGATAGATTACAATGCTGATTTAAAAAATACATCTGTTATAACGACTGGTAGTTTTCAATGGGAGAACGGTGTTAAGGATACTAAAGTTATATTTATGCCTAACAAAAATGGTAGGTTTAATGTTTCTTGGGTTCCACATTACGAAGTGCAAAACAGGGTTATAAGCAAAAATGGAAGTAAATACCCAGGTAATGAACATATGGGTGCTTTTGGTTGTGATAGCTATGATATATCAGGTACTGTCGACGGTAGAGGTTCTAACGGAGCTTTACATGGTTTAACTAAGTTTAGTATGGAAGATGCACCACCTGATCATTTTTTTCTAGAATACATAGCTAGACCTCAAACAGCTGAGATATTTTTTGAAGATGTTTTAATGGCTTGTGTTTTTTACGGAATGCCATTACTTTGCGAAAATAACAAACCTAGGTTATTGTATCATTTTAAAAGAAGAGGTTATAGAGGATATTCTATGAATAGACCAGATAGATCTTACAACAAGCTCTCGATAACAGAAAGAGAAATAGGTGGAATACCAAACTCTAGTGAAGACATAAAGCAAGCTCATGCAGCAGCTATAGAAACGTATATAAACACTAGAATAGGTTTAATAAAAACTGGATATGGAGATATGTATTTTCAAAAAACGCTTGAAGATTGGGCTAAGTTTAATATAAATAATAGAACTAAACATGATGCTTCTATAAGTTCAGGTTTAGCTTTAATGGCTTGTAATAAAAATAGATACGTACCAAAGGCAAAGACACAAAGAGTTTCTTTTGATTTAGGTATAAAAAAGTATGACAATAAAGGCGGTATGTCTAAAATAATAAGATAAATGAATATACAGACTAATACTAATAGCTCGTTTCCTAGTCAAGTAGTAAGCGATGAAGAAAAATCTAGCCTAGACTACGGTATACAAGTTGGTAGAGCCATAGAACAAGAATGGTTTCAAGAAGGTAGATCTGGAAATAGATACGTTCAGAGCTATAGTAATTTTCACCAATTAAGACTGTATGCTAGAGGAGAACAGAGTGTTCAAAAGTATAAAGACGAATTATCAATAAATGGTGATTTATCTTATCTTAATTTAGACTGGAAACCAGTTGCTGTTATATCTAAGTTTGTAGATATAGTCGTAAATGGTATGTCTAACAAGTCTTACGATATAAGTACATTTGCTCAAGATCCTTTCTCTGTTAAAAGCAGAACTGATTACGCGGCTGCTGTTGAAAGAGATATGAATACTAAAGAATCTCTTATGAATATACAAGAGAATTTAGGTATGGATTTTTCAGCTACAGGTGATTTGACTTCTTTGCCAGAAGATAGAGAAGAGCTAGATGTTCACATGCAGATGACGTATAAGCAAAACGTAGAGATTGCTGAAGAAGAGGTTATAAGCAATGTATTAGCCGCTAATAAATACGATCAAATTAAAAAAAGAATAGCTTACGATTTAACAGTTATAGGTTTAGGCGCGTCAAAAACAAGATTCAATAAAACAGAAGGCATAAAAGTAGAATATGTTGATCCAGCTTATATGGTTTATTCATATACTGAAGATCCAAACTTTGAAGATGTATATTACGTTGGTGAAATAAAAGCCATAACAATACCTGAATTAAAAAAACAATTTCCAAATATATCAAATGAAGAGTTACAAAGGATACAGAATATGCCTGGAAACTCTCAATACGTAACTGGATGGGGTAATTATGATGAAAACACTGTTCAAGTATTGTACTTTGAGTACAAGACCTATATGGATCAAGTTTTTAAAATAAAAAAGACAGAGCAAGGTTTAGAGAAAACATTAGAAAAGCCTGACACCTTTAATCCGCCTGAGAATGATAATTTTGAAAGAGTATCAAGAACTATAGAAGTTTTATACACAGGAGCTAAAGTTTTAGGTAACAATACTATGCTAGAGTGGAAGATGGCTGAAAATATGACTAGGCCAGTGGCCGATACTACAAAAGTAGAAATGAACTACTGTATATCTGCACCTAGAATGTATAAAGGTCGTATAGAATCTATCGTAAGTAGAATAACTGGTTTTGCTGATATGATTCAGCTAACGCACCTTAAACTACAACAGGTTATGTCTAGAATAGTGCCAGATGGTGTATTCTTAGATATGGATGGTTTAGCTGAGGTTGATTTAGGTAATGGAACAAATTACAACCCAGCAGAAGCGCTTAATATGTACTTCCAAACAGGTTCTATAGTAGGTAGATCGCTAACGCAAGATGGTGAATTAAATAGAGGTAAAGTTCCTATTCAAGAATTATCATCTTCAAGTGGTCAAGCTAAGATACAAAGCTTAATTGGTACATACCAATATTACTTACAAATGATACGTGACGTGACTGGTTTAAACGAAGCTAGAGATGGAAGTGCTCCAGATAAAGATGCTTTATTAGGTTTACAGAAAATGGCAGCAAACGCTTCTAACGTAGCTACTAAGCACTTACTAGAGTCTTTACTGTATTTAACAATTAGAACATGTGAAAACATTAGTTTAAAAGTAGCCGATTTAATACAGAATCCTTTAACTGAAAACTCTTTAACTAACTCTATAAGTACATTTAATGTTAAGACGTTGGAAGAGTTAATGAGTCTTCAAATTCACGACTTTGGTATTTACATACAACTAGAGCCTGAAGAAGAAGAAAAAGCTTTGCTAGAGCAGAACATACAGATGGCTTTACAAACTGGAGCTATTCAACTGTCTGATGCTATTGATATTAGAGAAATTAAAAATAGCAAATTAGCTAATCAATTTATAAAACTTAGACAAACACAAAAAATAAAAAGAGAGCAAGAGCAGCAACAAGCTAACATACAAGCTCAAGCACAAGCTAACGCTCAGTCAGCTGAAAAAGCTGCTATGTTTGAAGTTCAAAAGCAACAAGCGCTAACTCAAGAGAAAGTTAGCATAGAGCAAGCTAAGTCTCAATTTGAAATGCAACGTATGCAAGCTGAAGCTCAAATAAAAAGAGAGCTAATGGCTGAAGAGTTTAACTACAATATACAACTAGCTCAAGCTCAAATGGGTGCGGCTAAAGCAAAAGAACAAGAAATAGAAGATAGAAAAGATAAGCGTGTAAGAATACAAGGTACGCAACAATCAGAATTAATAAATCAAAGACAAAATGATTTACTGCCTACAGATTTTGAATCTGCTGGGAATGATAATCTAGGTGGTTTTGGATTAGAGCAATTTGATCCTAGATAAGATTACAAACAATTATTTAATTATATTATATTATGTCAGAAACAAAAACAAATGAACCTGTTAAACAGGAGGGTGAATTTAGTCTTAAAGGTAAGTCTAATAAGCCTAAGCAGTTATCAAAACAAAACAACGAAGTAACTAAAGTTAATATTAAAGAACCTTTAATAGATTTAGAACCGGATGTAATCAAAGTGGTTATACCTAAAGAAGAATTAAAAGAAGAAGCCAATGCCATTCAAGAGCAAAGCACAGAGGAAAGCGTGTTACATGCAGAACAATCCGAATTGGGATTGCAAGAAGTGGGACAAGGAGACGACGGGGCCGCTGAAAATGGTGAAGAGAAATTCACGCAGCTGCAAGAAATAACAGATGAAGAAGTAAAGCAAACTGTTAAAGAAGTAAAAGAAGCTGTAAGAGATGAAAAAATTCTAGGTAAACCGTTACCAGAAAACATTGAAAAGTTAGTTTCTTTTATGGAAGACACGGGTGGAACTGTTGAAGACTATGTTAGATTAAATGCTGACTATTCAACAATAGGCGAAAACGCTTTAATTAAAGAGTATTATAGAAAAACAAAACCTTATCTAGAATCTGAAGACATAGATCTTATATTAGAAGACTACGATTATGATGAAGATTTAGACGAGGATAGAGATATACGCAAGAAGAAAATTGCATTTAAAGAAGAAGTTGCAAAAGCTAAAAGCTTTTTAGAGGAAACTAAGAGTAAATACTACGACGAAATCAAGTTGAGACCCGGCGTAACTCAAGACCAACAAAAGGCTATGGATTTTTTCAACCGTTACAACGAAGATCAAGAGACAGCTGTTAAACAACACGAAGATTTTAAATCTAAAACTAACAATTATTTCAATGATGAATTCAAAGGTTTTGAGTTCGACGTCAGTGGGAAAAAGTTTAGATATGGAGTTCAAGATCCAAGTAAGCTTGCTAAAGACCAATCAAACATCAACAACTTTGTAGGGAAGTTCCTAAACAAAAAAGGTGAAGTAACAGACACGAAAGGTTATCACAAGGCACTATTTATGGCTTCAAATGCTGACACAATTATTAATCATTTCTACGAGCAAGGGAAATCAGATGCTACCAAAGATATCATAGGTAAATCTAAAAACCCAAGCACAGACATTAGACAGCCAGCTAAAACTGGTTTTATAAATGGGTTAAAAGTTAAATCAGTAAGCGCTCAAGATTCTTCAAAATTAAGAATAAAAACAAAAAAATTTAACTAAAAAACAATTATTATGAGTTTAACTCCTCAATTTGGGTCATTAATCCCATCTCAAACACAGCAACTATTGGCTACAAACTATCTGCAATTTAATGCAGCTGGTGGTGGTGGTACTTTTGCACAACAATATTTGCCAGAAATTTATGAACAAGAAGTAGAGCGTTATGGAAACAGAACGTTATCTGGATTCTTAAGAATGGTTGGCGCTGAAATGCCAATGACTTCTGATCAAGTAATTTGGTCTGAACAAAATAGATTGCACGTTTCTTATGACAATGCAACAGTAGTGGCTACAGCTGGAGCTTCTTCTAACGTTATAAACCTACCTGCTGGAGTAACAAATGTTATTTCTCCTAATGACACAGTTGTGGTATTAGACCCGGCAACTGGAGCTGAAGCAAAAGCTTTAGTTATTGCTAGTACACCTGGTGCAGGTGGTGGTGTTGGAACATTTACTGTAACTCCTTTTAACAATGCCTCTTTAGAAGCTGCTGCTAATGGAATTACTCTTGGCGCTGGAATTAAAGTATTTGTTTACGGTTCTGCTTACCAAAAAGGCCAATTTTTAAATTCAAGTACTGCTGCTGCTGGAGTTGCTGCTAATGGATATGTATCTATTGAACCTCAACTTACTCAATTTTCTAACTCTCCAATCATAATCAGAAGCCAATATGTGGTATCTGGATCTGACATGGCGCAAATTGGATGGGTTGAAGTTGCAACTGAAGATGGAACATCTGGATACCTATGGTATTTAAAAGCTGAATCTGAAACAAGATTACGTTTTGAAGACTACTTAGAAATGAGTATGGTAGAAGGTGAGTATAACCAAATTGCACAAGCTGGTGTTCCCGCTGTAGCGACCCTCGCAGGTACTGAAGGTTTATTTGCCGCTATCCAAACTCGTGGAAATGTAGAAGTAGGATTTACTGCTGCTGCTGGACTTGATGAGTTCGATGCTATCTTAAAGAATTTAGATACTCAAGGAGCAATTGAAGAGAACATGTTATTTTTACAAAGACAAACTTCTTTGGATTTTGACGATATGTTAGCTGCAATTTCTGGTGGATTTGCTGGAGGTACTGCTTTTGGATTATTTGAAAACTCAGAAGAAATGGCTTTAAATTTAGGTTTTTCAGGATTCAGAAGAGGTTCTTACGACTTCTATAAGACTGACTGGAAATACTTAAACGATGCGTCAACTCGTGGAGGAATCAACGGTATCAACTCTATTGAAGGTGTATTAGTACCTGCTGGAACTTCTACAGTTTATGATCAAGTATTAGGAACTAACATCAGAAGACCTTTCTTACATGTAAGATACAGAGCTTCTCAATCAGATGATAGAAGAATGAAATCTTGGTTAACTGGTTCTGCTGGTGGTGCTGCAACGTCTACTTTAGATGCTATGGAAGTAAACTTCCTATCTGAAAGATGTTTAGTAACACAAGCTGCTAACAACTTTGTATTATTCAAAGGAATCTAAAGATTCAAAATTAATGTAATTTTTACCCTCGTTAAAAAAACGGGGGTAATTATTACTTTTATATGACATTAGCCCCTTACTATATATAACTAACAAGCTATTGTCACACTTTACAAACTATTAAATTATATTATATTATGGCTGCAAAAAGAGCACCAGCAAAAAAAGTTGAGGTTGCTCCTCAGCAAGAAGTAACTAAAGTTACTATAAAACCAACAAAACCAAGTTGGGAAATTAAAGATAGAGTATATTATTTAAAAGGAAATAAAACTCCTTTAACTTTAACAGTTCCAGGTAGACATACAAGAAAGCATGCTTTACTGTATTTTGATAAAACTTCTGGAAAGCAAAGAGAAATAAGATATGCTACAAATCAAAGTTCTCCGCTAGTTGATGAACAAAAGGGAGAATGTACTATGGGACATATAAGATTTTTAGATGGAACATTAACAGTACCAAAGCAAAAGCAAAACTTACAAAAACTATTATCTCTTTATCACCCTTTAAAAGGTAAAATATATGAAGAATTTAGTGCTATAGCTGTAGCTGAAGATGAGTTGGATGTATTAGACCTTCAAATTGATGCTTTAAATGCAGCAAGAGATATGGATATTGATCAAGCAGAAGCTATATTAAGAGTTGAATTAGGATCTAAAGTTGGAACCATGAGTTCTAAAGAACTAAAAAGAGACTTATTATTATTTGCTAGAAACAACCCTGCTTTATTTATTGACTTAGCTAATGATGAAAATGTTCAACTTAGAAATGTAGCTATTAGAGGAGCTGAAGCTGGTATTATAGTTCTATCACAAGATCAAAGAACATTTACTTGGGGATCAAACGGAAGAAAGTTAATGACAGTACCTTTTGATGAAAATCCTTATTCTGCTATGGCTGCTTATTTTAAAACCGATGAAGGTGTTGAAGTATTTAGATCTGTAGAGAAAAACTTAGATTAACATGTAATAATTAATATACCGGCTACATTCTGTGGTCGGTTATATTATAATAAAAAAACAAAATAATGGCTATAAACGTAGATTTAGTTTATAAAACCGTGTTGCTAATACTTAATCAGCAGCAAAGAGGGTATATAACTCCAGACGAATTTAACAAAGTTGGTGATCAAGTGCAACAAGGAATATTCGAAAAGTACGCGAGTGACCTAAATCAACAGCTTCGAATTCCAGAAAACGACAGCGAGTATGCCAATCGAGTAACAAATCTTGAAGAAAAATTAGAACATTTTAAATTAATCGCAGCACCTACTTTTACTGTAGATCACTTCACGACAGGGTCCTTGCCTGATTTTTATAGACTAGGTAGTGTTATATATAAAGACGCTACTTTAGTTCAAATGGTAGAGCGTAATGATTTTTACTTAATACAAAAATCTCCATTAACAGCAGCTACCACATCTCAACCTATATTTTTATATGAACAAAATAAATTGTTTGTATCTCCTTCAACTATAACTACGGAAATTAAAGTATCGTACCTTAAAAAGCCAGCTCAAATAAATTGGGGATACTCTATTGGATCTTTGGGTCAGTATTTATACAACTCAAGTTCGTCTGTAAATTTTGAATTGCATGCTTCTGAACAAGTTGATGTTATAACTGGCATACTACTATATTCAGGTGTTATAATACAAGACCCTACTATTATACAAGTAGCATCTCAAAAAATTCAACAAGAAGACATAAACGAAAAATCATAATAAAACATGGGATTAATAACTGAAAGTAATCAGCAATACTACGCGGGCTCTCAAAGGTTTCTATCAATAGCCGGATCAAAGCAATCGTTTACAACGACGTTTGATACTGACTTAGTATTTGGAAGCAATGATCCTTCGCAGACTAACTACGCTTTAAATAATTTTAAGCTTTACACCGCTTTGCCAGGTGTTTTAACATATACAGAATATGTTTTACCTTACACTGTAACTGATAATGTTATACTTATTGCAGATAACTTAGTTGTTAATACAAGCGTTGTAGTTCAATTAAAATCTTTAGATGGTGGACAATATGGCAATAGAGATGCTTTTGGACAAGCTGTCGAAGACAATTACGATAGCTATTCCTACACTAGTCTTGGTGATATTATAAATAACTTTTTGGTAGCTTACGTGGGTACTGGAAAATTAATACCTAGCGTTAAAAGAACAGACGTTATATTCCACGCTAAAAGAGGATTACAAGAATTTAGCTATGATACATTAAGAAGTGTAAGGTCTCAAGAACTAAATATACCTCCTAGCTTAAGCGTTATTATACCTCAAGATTATGTAAATTATGTTAAAGTTTCTTGGATTGACCAATTAGGCGTTAAAAGACCTATATATCCAGCAAACAATCTAACAATAAGCCCATATTCAACGCCATTGCAAGATAACTTTGGAACACCTACTCAAGATAATTTTGGGGAAAACTTAGAAGGAACATCTATAACAGAAGAACGTTGGAGAAGTGCTAACGATAGATTAATAAACGACGCAGACGCTATTGATGATTTTGCTTTTGATACTTTTGATAGATTTGATGGCATTGCTCCTGGATTAGGTCAGCAGTACGGTATTGATCCGCAGTACGCTCAAACAAATGGGTGGTTCAATATAAATCACAGGGAAGGTAAAATGTCTTTTTCAAGTAATTTAGCTAATAAATTAATAGTACTAGAGTATATTTCTGATGGACTTGCTTATGATTTAGATACCAAGATACCAAAGATGGCAGAAGAGGCTCTATATGCTCACATAAGCCATGCTATCATAGCTTCTAGAATTAATCAACCTGAATATATAGTTAGAAGATTAAAGCAAGAGAGAAGCGCTAAATTAAGAAACGCTAAAATAAGATTATCTAACATTAAACTAGATGAAATAGTTCAAACAATGAGAGGTAAGTCTAAATGGATAAAATCATAAATTAAATGGCTGAGATTAAAAATACATTCCTTAAGGGGAAAATGAATAAAGATCTTGACTCTCGTATATTGCCAAATGGTGAATATAGAGAAGCTAGAAACTTATCTATAAGTAGATCAGAAAGCTCTACTGTAGGTGAATTTGAAAATATTTTAGGAAACATAAGTATATCTAGTTTAACATCTATTGGAGCTCCTGCTGGAACCGAAATAATAGGCTACCATATTGATGAAAATTCAAATACAGCTTATTTATTTGCAACAGATTATGATTCTCCTCAAAGTGTTAGAGCACCCGGTAGTGCAAATTGTTATATTGTAAGCGTTAATTTAGCGGCAAGCAATGCTCCTACAGTGTTAGTAGAAGGTAGTTTTTTAAATTTTAATAAATCATTCAGGGTTTTAGGAGTTAACTTAATTGAAAGTTTATTGTTTTTTACAGATAATCTTAATCAACCTAGAAAAATAAATGTAGAACAAGCTACTTTAAATTCTACTTATTACTTTAATGAGGATCAAATATCTGTGGCAAAATACGCTCCTTACGAACCTATACTTGTAATGGAAAGAGTTACTACTACTGTAAATGTAGATATTACTAGCTCAGCTACGCTAGTTGTAGCCTCTTCTACAGGAATAAAAGTAGGGGATATAATAACAAATAATAACAAAATAGCTGCTCAAAACATAAATAGTCTTGTAACAGTCGTAGGTATACCCGCTGTAGATTTAACCGCCACTCCTCCTGTTGTAGCTAATACATTAACATTGTCTGAAGCAATAACTGTTGACAATGGCACTTTAGTAGACTTTAGTAGACCTTCTATGACAAATCAAGAAGATATTTACATGTCTAATCATTCTTCTGGCGCTGTTATTATAAACCCTGTGCCTGCAGCTGTAGGTGATATTAATCCACTAACTGCTACTTATACTATTGAGGGAACCACCTCTCAAGGAGATTTTCTTTATAATGGAAAAAACGGTATTCCTAAAGTTGGAGACTTAGTTTCTTGCCCCAATACCCCGTTAAATATACCTACTAACACTAGAATAGCCACAGTAGAGGTTAGAGATGATAGTATAACAAACCCCACTCCAATACCGATTCAGCAAATAATTGTAACTTTAAACAAAAAAACAGAACTATTCACTGGTGATACAATTTCAATAAGTGATAATCCTGACTATGATATTAATTGGCAAGGTGATTCTAGATTTTTAGAAGACAAATTTGTTAGGTTCAGTTATAGATTTAAATTTGATGACAACGAATATTCTTTAATGGCTCCGTTTACGCAGCCTATGTTTATACCAAAACAATACAGTCAATTTGGTGGCGGTTTATTATCTCCAACAGAAGACATGGATGATGCTTATAAATCTACTATAGTTGCATGGTTTGAAAATAATATAAACAATATATTGCTAAGAATTCCAATGCTTAAGCCAACCGCTGCTGAGGTTGCTACTAATTTTTTAATTACAGATATAGATATATTATACAAAGAATCTGATGCATTAGCTGTTAAAGTTTTACAAACTATAGATTTATCTTTATTGAATCAAACAGATACATTTCCTTTAATAAATTTTAATGATGCTATCAATGGTAATAATCCTAAGTACTTTTTTAATTACGATTATAGCTCAAGTAAACCTTATAAAACTCTACCTAACAATCAAATAACAAGAGTATCTGATAAAGTTCCAATAAAAGCATTAGCTCAAGAGGTTATTGGAAATAGGATTGTTTATGGAAATTACTTAGATAGACATACTGGCCCTGCTTCTATAAATTTTGAAGCGACTGCTCAAAACAAATCTGTTAGGTATGACAATTATACTCAGTACCCTAAACACCAATTAAAGCAAGGTAGAACTTATCAAGTCGGATTTGTTTTAGTAGACAGATACGGTAGACAATCAGATGTCATATTGTCTAGTAACGATAGTAATCCTAATGTCCCTGGTTCAACTGTTTTTCAACCTTATAATGATTTAGCTACTCAAACAACAACACCTGTTTTAGATTTTATAGGTAATTGTTTAAATGTTAAATTAAATTCAGCAATTCAATCTACATATAGTGCAGCTTTAGGTACTCCTGGAATTTATTCAGCTACTAATCCTCTAGGTTGGTACTCTTATAGAATAGTTGTAAAACAACAAGAGCAGGAGTATTACAACGTTTATTTACCTGGTTTTGTTAATGGCTATCCTATAACGCAAAATGAAGAAAGAAATAAAAGTTTTTTTTCAACCGTATATAGTGATAATATAAATAAAACACCAAGGGACTTAGAAGAAGTAGGGCCTGATGACAGAGATTTTAGTAGCAGCGAAAATTTAATTATTAGAGTAAATAATCCTTTAATAGACAACAGAGGGGTGTCTATTTATCAAAAAGACACGCCCTGGAACGCTCAATATTATCCAGGAAGTATACAACAAGAAATTCTACAAATAGCTACAGTAAGAGAGCTTGAAATAGCGGCAATTCCTTTTGTTCCACTAATAGGAGCTGGTGAATACGGAGCTATAGGTACAATTAATAATTATGTATATACCGCAGGCGATATTGATACAGTTGAAGAGGTAACTACCCCCACGGGCCAAATACCTTGGGGTAAAACTGGACCCGCTCCGTCTTTATATAATACTGATAGCAATCCATTTATCATACGTGGTAGTCAATCTGAAAATATAGGAAATCCAATTGGAGCATATGTTACCATTAACGATGTTGCTAGCGGCACAGCTAATGTATTATCTATGGAGCCTTTTTTATCTGTAGCAGAAACTAAACCCGTTTTTTCATTATTAGATATATTTTGGGAAACAACATTATCAGGCGATCTGGTAGAATTAAACAATGCTATTAATTCTCAATACGCGGGAGTTGTGGGCTCTAATTTTACCGCTGCTGAATTTCCAGAAAGCGCAGTACCTACAACGCAAATTGGCAATAACTTTAGTTTTTTAGATGGAGCAGGTAGTGTTATTACATCTGGTATTGTTATTAATAGCTTTTCGATTTTAAATGAAATACCCACTAACCCTGGAGCTATATTTACAATAACACCTACAACTCCTGGCGGAAGTGTTTTTCAAATTAAAACAGCAGGTAGTCAATACTTTTTTTACGATACAAATGTAGACGCAAGTACTTCATCAGGCGTATTTACTATAACGGCTAACGTTAGCTATAATGGGTTTCCAGAACTAGGAGACGACATTGTTTTACCAAATGTTTCTTTAACAAATATTGCGCCAACAGTAACTAACTGTTTACCAAACCCTTCTATTAGCGTAGGCGCTACAACTATAAAAACATTTACCGCTGTAAATGGTTCTGCGAACACAAGTGTAAATGCTAACCAAATAGTTTGGTCTTTAGATCCTTCTCAAGCAAATTACTCAACTATAAATTCGCAGTTTGAAATAAATTCATCAACAGGTGAATTAAAGCCAAAAGCTTCGTATGCTGTAGTTAATAATACTACTTACACTATTGTTGTTTTAGCAACAGATGTAAATGGAGCGGGTTTATCCGGATCATGCAGTACTTCTTTTACAGTAGGAGAGCAGCATGTACCTCAAACTATATGTGCTGGTAGACAAGGAAGTTTAACAGCTGGCTGCGGAGAAAGCTATGAAGCCTATTTTGGAGCAAGTAGCGTTATTACTTCATCGGGCCCATATAACATATACACCCCAACTTTTCCAGATAACAATGTAAAATTTTATAATGTAAAAGGCAGTTCAAATATCGGCTCCCCTACAACATCTAGTTTAACTCAAGGCGTTATGTATATAACTCCTTTATTAACAACAGCTGCAACTTCTGCAACCGTTTACTATATTGTAGAGACTCGGGCTAGTTTTAATGCTAGCGGCACAGGTTGGAGCCCTGCAATACCTGTTGGCCAAGGTGGAGGAATGGGTCCACTGCAAATATCAGCATCTAGTGGAACACCTGGAACCGATACTTTAACATTTAACACAGTTGGAGAATATAGAGTCATAACAACGAATGTTTCATGCGAAGGATCTGGTTCTACCACACTTGTTGTTAATTTTGGTGATGCAACGTACGGAACAAGCAATTGCAGTTTAGGCCCTCTGTAATATCTTTAATAAACAAGTAATAATTATAACATGCCAATAACATTAGAAGTAGGATATTTTAACTCATTTTACATGAAGCGTCTAGCGGATTTACCCATTGGAGAAGGTAAGACCGGCGGCACTAATTACACTACACCTACTACTACCGTTGTAGAAGAAGATTGGTATGTTGAAGAATCAAGAATAAGAGGAGGTTATAATAACACGTCTACAGATTTAGGCGTAAAAGCTTATATAGTTGAAGACAACGATGCTCAGCAACGTAGAGCTAATTCATTAATATATTCCGGTATATTTAATTCCAGAACAGGTGTAAATCAATCTAATCAATTTAGCGTAGCTGAAGAAATAACTAGAAGTGTGGATCCTGCGAATGGTAGTATACAAAAGCTTTATGCTGAAGATACTAACTTAATTATATTCCAGGAGGATAAAGTAAATAGAGCTTTAATAGATAAAGACGCTATATACTCTGCTGAAGGTAGTGCAATTACAACTACAGCCAATTTAGTTATTGGTCAAATAATAGCTTATGCTGGTGAGTTTGGTATATCTACAAATCCAGAATCATTTGCTGTTTATGGTTATCAAAAATATTTTGTTGATAGAAACAGAAACGCCGTGCTAAGGTTATCTATGGATGGTATTACAGAAATATCTAACTATGGTATGGTTGATTTTTTTAGAGATAAATTATCTATCGTTAATTCAACGGGTGAGATAGTTGGCGCGTACGATATACATAATAAAAATTATGTAATATCATTGCAAGATTCAGATGGCGATTATAACACATTAAGTTTTGATGAAGCCACTAATGGTTGGGTAAGCTTTTTTGATTATAAGCCTAGTAACGGCTTTAGTTCTCAAGGTGGATTTTTTACTACAAATGGAACTTCTGTTTGGAAACATTATTCAACTAGCGTTTATAGAGCTAATTTTTACGGAGCTAATAACGATGCTACTATTAAATTTGTGCTTAATCCAGATCCTACAAGAGTTAAAACATTTAAAACTATAAACTACGAAGGCACGAATGGCTGGGAAGTTACATCTTTAGTTTCTGATTCAACTGGTTTTGATGCAACTGACTCTGGATGGGGTGAAACAATAGATACAGCTACAGTACCAATTACTGATCCTCCAACCCCTAATACATATACTAAAATATGGAGTTATAATGAGGGTCTTTATGTGGAAAACAACGTACAATATAGAGCTGGATTTGATAGAAAACAAAATAGATATGTTGCTGCAATAAAAAATAATTCAACTATACCTTTAGCTGGACAAGTTTTAATAGGCCCTAACAATACAGGTATAAAAGCTTATTACGCTACAGTTACAATGAAAACAGATGCAACTACTAATCCAGGTGGGTTAAAGGAGTTGTTTGCAGTAGGCGCAACATACGGAAGATAAAAACAAATAACATGATAGAATTTTTAGAAATATTTCTTTTTGGAAAAGGAAACGTTCAAATGGCAGAACCTTTGTCAGCTATCGCTGTAGGATCTTTAGTTTCAGGAGGTATTCAACTACTCAGTGGTATATTTGGCGGTGGAGCTGCTAAAAGAAAAGAAGCTGCTGCTCGTAGAGAAAAACAAGCTTTACAAAGAAAATTAACAAGCTTAGAAAACAATAGACAACCTATAACAGATCCTTACGCTGGAGTAACTAATTTAAGTGGCTTAGCTGCTGATCTAAGTTTGCAAATGACTAACAACATGGCTAATCTAAGTGTAGCTACTCAAGCTGCTGAAATGGAAATAGAACAAGCTGACATTTCCTTAGCTAATACACTAGATACACTAAGAGCCACCGGTTCTGGTGCTGGTGGTGCTACCGCTTTAGCGCAAGCTGCTTTATCTAGCAAGAAAGGTGTATCTGCTAGTATAGAACAACAAGAAGCTCAAAACGAAAAACTAAGAGCACAAGGAGAGCAAGATTTACAGGCTAGAAGAATGCAAGAACAGCAACGAGTACAAGGTATACAAATAGATGAAGGACAGAGAGTTCAACAAGCCCAAGCTCAAGGTAAAGCATTTACTTTTGGAGCTAAGGAAGATAGAGAAATGCAA